CTTCCAGTTATGTGAAATAATTTTTGTTGCCATTGTGGATTTCTTCGGGTTTACTCCTTCGGCACTATTTATAAAAAAAGAGGGTCATAGACCCTCTAGTAGTCGGAATCTGCAACGCACATCCCTAAACAACGTATTTTATTTGTAGCAGTTCTCTTACAATGTCTGCAAAGAATCTTAGACGTAGGTGATTTTAACGAGTCCTCCTCCACCTTGACCGCCCTGTCCGCAACAACTACTTCCACAGTAGTTACTGTTTGCACCTTGTCCGCCGTGTCCATAGGGAACTGTCCAACAACCACATCTCATCCAACACTGTCTTTGTCCATATGAAACACCAAGAGTTCCGATGAATGGAGCACCTGTTGGTCTACCTTCGTTATAGTAACAGTGACAGTTGAATCCGTCAGGTCTGTATGAGTTACCACCGTGGTTGCCCATTCCGAAGTCTCCTCCGTGAGCGCCAGGTTGCATACAGCAAGTATGGAATTCAGAATAACAGTTTGCAGACCAGTCACCAGTTGCACAACCTCTAACACCACCTAAGGCACAGAAGTTAGATAGGTTATATCCATTTACATAGGAGTTACATCCGCAACATCCTGTACACTCTCTAGAACAACATCTATAAACACCAGCAGCACAGACACTGTATTGGCAACCAGACTTAGTACTAATAGTTTTAGTATTATAGTACCCTCCTCCAGCACCATGCCAGTTTTGACATCTGTTACATGAACATGCACCGTGTCCGTTACCTCCAGATCCCCATATCTCAAATGTAGCTCGTGTTACACCCGTTGGAACTGTCCAAAGGCAACAACAGCCAGGTGTACAGTAACATGGATGTCCATAGACCCATTTTACACACCAGTTTGAGAAAGAACCCGCTTGAACCTTTGATGCTGGAATACTTCCATCCTCAAATGTCGAGGCATTAATTTGTTTATAACTTGAGTAAGTAGCCATTTCTTCCCCTTAGAAGTATGTAATTTTGACGAGACCGCCACCGCCAGTACCGCCTTGTCCGCAGCACCCACCACAATATGTAGTCATAGCGCTCTGTCCGCCGTGACCGTAAGGTACGATCCAGCAACCACAACGAATCCAACATTCTCTAATAGATTGAGTAACTTGTGTACCAATCAACGGTGCAGAAGTAGGTCTATGACCATAGTGGTAACAGTGACACCAACCTCTATAAGTATCATGTCTTGATGAAGACCAAGTACTGGTCTGGTTGCCCATTCCGAAGTCTCCGTTGTTTGAAGTAGGACCTAAACAACAGCAATTTTGTGCGTTACAAGCAGTTGACCAACTTGGGTTAGCGTTTCCACGGTTTCCACCTTTGGCACAGAAGTTAGATAAGTTGTATCCATTTACATAAGATGAACAACCTGTACATCCATAACACTCTCTAGAGAGACATGGATAAACACCAGCCGCACAAATACTGTAAGAACAACCACCATTGGTTGTAATCATTTTGGAGTTGTAGTATCCTCCAGAAGCACCATGATAGTGCTGACATCTGTTACATGAACATGCACCAGTACCATTTCCTCCAGCACCCCACATCTGAATCCACATGTTTCCAACCCCAGTAGGGGCTGACCAGTTACAGCAACAGCCTGGTGAACAACGGCAGTTTGTACCGAATACCCATTTTACGCCGTAACTTTCGTTAGGAGATCCACTGAAACTTCCAGCGTCAAGGCTATTGTCCTCTAAGGAATCTCCACTGATTTTTTTGTATGATGAATAACTTGCCATTTTTGTTTAATCCTAGACGTAGGTAATTCGTACAACACCAGAGCCGCCTTGGCCGCCCTGACCACAACAACTACTTCCGCAGTATGTAGTCTGAGCACCTTGACCACCTGTCGCATAAGGAGCAGTCCAACAACCACATCTCATCCAACATTGTTCCAGCTGCACCTCGGTTCCAGCTGATAGGAACGGAGCTCCTGATCCTTCTTCACTTGTAACCGCACCAGTACAGTGACAGTTCCAGTGACCTGACCAACCTTTTTGGTGAGGAGCCATTGCGAAGTCTCCACCCCATGTTCCAGGCGATGCACAGCACCAGTGTCTAGATGTACATCTAATTGACCAGTCGGGGTTTGCACAACCTCTTGCACCACCAATGGCACAGAAGCCACTTAAGTTGTAACCGTTAACGTATGAAGAACATCCATCACATCCGTTACACTCTCTTGAACAGCACCTGTAAACACCACCAGCACATACAGAATATGAGCAACCAGCAGCGGTACTGATTGTTTTAGTATTGTATGCACCTCCAGCAGCACCTTGATAGTGATGACATCTGTTACATGAACATGCACCATGTCCGTTACCACCAGCACCCCAGATTTCTAGGGTTAGTTTACCTACACCTGCTGGGACAGTCCAGTTACAGCAACAGCCAGGTGTGCAATAACATGGATGTCCATAGAACATCTTGACACAATAGTCAGGGGTGCCACCCGCCGCCAGCTTCGAGATTGGGATGGTTCCCGAAGCGATTTGGTCGGATCTTACTTTTTTATATGATCTATAGTTGGCCATTTACGATCCTTAAAGGGGTTGAATAAAAGTAATAATGTAGATAATCAAGCATTAGATGGAGAAGATTCTCCAACCGTATGTATCACCTGAGAAGATAAGTGTAAATGCGGCACTTTCTGTTTGAACAGTCAGGTCAGAAGCATCACCTTGGATGTTCTTACCGTTTCTTGCACAAACTAGTGCGTTAGAATCAAACGTCTTCGCAACGTCCATGAAAGTGACCTCATCACCCAAGTTAGGTGTTGCAGGCAAGGTCAATGTGACCTGGCCGCCACCTGTGTTAACAAAGTACTTAGTTCCAGCAACAACAGATCCACTTGAGGCAACTGTGGAGTACTGAGGTACACCAGGCTGAATCCATGCAGTACCGTTGTAGTACTCAAGAGCACCCAAGGTAGTGTTGAATCTTAAGCAACCAGTGTTGAACTCATCGTCGATACCGCCAGGTCTCTGACCTGTTGTACCAACTGGAGGTGTCATTGCCTTGGTTCCCATCTTCGCACGGGTTAAGAAACCTTTAGTTGCGAATTCAGTTGGACAAGCAGTGTTTGAGTTACCAGCGAGTGTCTCATCAGATGAGAATTCGTTGATCGCCTCACCGACCTGACCACCAATCGCACCAAGTCTCAATTCTGTCAAACCAGAAAGGTTGAACGCAGAAGCATCCAATGTAGCACGACCAGTCAACTGGTCAACGGAGAAGAAGTCTCCAACTCGGAAGTTACCACCTTGGTCGGTAGATACGAAGAACACCTTACCAGGTCCGAACACGTTAGTTTCTTGACCTTGGATAACGTTCGCCAAGTTGACGTTTGGATATCCAGTCTCAGTCTTGTTACCAGTACCAACTGCGAGGAAGTCATGTCCTGTTAGTCTTGCCTGTGAGAACAATGTTCTGATTTTAATATCGGAACTATTATTAGTACCGAGGTGTCGAGTATCCCATGTTCCATTTGACTTCTCAGGAGAGATCGTCAGAGTTGCACGGTTACTGAATACCGTTTGTACACCAGCGACTGATCCTGCTTGCCACTCATAGAAAGTGGATGCAACGGACACGCCCGTAATTGTGTTAATAATGTAGAACCTATCGTCAGCACCATATAGTGATGTCTGGAATCCGATAGCGTCACCGATTAATAGAGTAGCAGAAGTTTGGTCAACTTCTAGAATTGTACCTTTCTGTCCAGTTGTGGAAGATGCAGCTGCACCGACCGTGATTGAACCGACACCAGAACTCTGTTCTGCACCAGCACCGAACCAGATGATCTCACTGTCTACGAAACCAGTGGTTCCGATTCCAGCGTTACCGTATCCAGTCTGATACTTGAAGTAAATCTTATCAGCAGAGATCTGATCGTTCAAGAACCATCCAGTTGCCTTAGATGTCTGACCGAACATTGTAGCACCTAATGCCACTGTTCCAGACTTAGTTGTACCTTGAACTTCCATCATGTCACCGAAGACTTTTGCAGTTCTCGGAACTTCATCAGTTGAGAAACCAGATGAGATAACACCGTAGTCTCCGTAAGAGTTGTTTCCACCAACACCCCTGATTCTTGATCCACCACCTGAGTAGTAACCCCACTTAGCGTAGTATGTGAAACAGGAAACGATTTCAGCGATTGCACCCTTATCAAGGATGTAACCAGCACCGTCAGATGCAACGTGCGTAAACGCATCGAACACCATTGATTTTGCACCTGTGTCGTGTACACCACCATCGATGAATACACCAACACCACCACCACCGAATCTGCCACTTTCTGTTGCAGGGTCAGAGAAACAAGTACAGTCCTTAACGTAAGGTGACTTGTTATCGATAGGTGAATCTGGGTTCAAGGAGATGAACACACCAGCAGCGGTTGTACCGATACCAGTTCTTAAGTTTGCATTGTCTAACTCTAAAGGAGCGTTAGGATCATAGTAGAATCCTTCCATTCCTTTCATGGAGATTGCCTGAATGGTTGTCGCATCAGACATCTTAAACATGTGACTCCTGTTGTTAGGAGTTGTAGAGTCATCAGATGTTCCCTCTTTAGGAAGAACCTGTGAACCTCTAAGTGCGTTACCAACAATCGAAGTGAAAGGAGGAACTGTAACTGGTAACTGTTCGTAGAACTGAGACGCAGACAGTTTCAAGATAGCAGGTGTTAGGTCTGTTACCTTACCGCCTTCAACGTATGTGTGGTTGATAGTTGAGATACCAACGTTAACTTTGAATGAGTCAGAGTTATCAACTTGAAGAACCTCATAGTAGGACTTAGAGACCTTATCAGGATACTTGGTTGTTGTTAGACCAACGAACGCAGTACCACCAGAAACATAGAGGTAATCAGTAGTTGAAACACCTACGTTAAGAGTGATTGAGTTAGAGTCAGGAACACCTTGAACCAAGAATTCGTAAGAACCTTGAGTATGTACAGCAGGGAACTTACCAGTGATTGTCTGGTTATCAGATGCAGTACCAACGTTGATTGTAATTGTGTTGGTAGTAACAGAAGTAATGTTTAGAGCAGTGTTGTATGCAGGGTCTGGGTTTCCATCTCCAGCAACAGCACGAGGATAAGCGTGATCAGTTGTGTATCCGTCCATTGAACAACGGAATGTTAAACCATCTTCCGCTAGTTTTACAGAAGTACCAACTGTTAATGAGTGAGCACCAATTGTACAAACCATGTCACCAGTTGCTTGGTTATAAGAAACCGCAGTTGGTTGATGATTGATGATTGGAGAAGATCCAACGTTTACAGTGAATGTATCAGTTGTTGTACCTGTAATTGATAACTGTTGTCCTCTTGCAGGGTCTTTGCCAGGTCTAGGATATGTCTTCTGAGTGGCATTGTTGTTCATCGTACAGGTGAACGTAAATGCGTTATCCCCAATGGTAACTTTATCAGAAGTTGATAAACTATGACCAGTAAGGGTCATAGTGAAGTTACCATTTGAAGGATCGTATGTAGCACCTGTAGGTGTTACTGAAGATCCACCAACAATTGAAACGCCGTTTGCAGCGCAACTGTTGAATGTGTGAGCGTAGTCACCACCAGATTGGATGGCGTTTGCCTCAGCGGTTTTGAAGGTGTGAGCAAACTGTGCAGAACCTGTGTATTGAACACTTAAGTTTCTGATTCTAACAGTAGCACCAATTCCAATTTCAGGAGCACCACCAAGACCAATAGCAGTGATCGTTGCAAGACCAACCGCACCGTTGTAGGTCATACCCAAGACGGTGAATACGTTACCTCCAGATAGACACTCAAACTCGATGTCTTGTAACTGAACGAACGTACCAGTGTTTAACAGACCGTGACCAGGCGCAGTAACCGTTGCCACACCAGTGGAAGCGGTATACACCATATTGGTGACATCTGTTGTAGGACGAGCAGATTGGCAAGCCGATTTAATAGTCTTAAACGCCAAGTTAGGTGCAAGACCATTGTTTCCGTCTAATCCGTCTTCGGAGTCAACGTAGTAAATTCTTGTTTGGTTACCTACAATCTCGTAGCCTGGCATTCCATTTGACTGAACTGCAAGTGCATAACCTGTAGAACCAATACCGATTCTTACATTACCTGAGTTGTAACTTAGTACGTCACCTTTGGTATTAAGAGCAGCGGATGAATCTCCTGATGCAAGTACTTCCCAGAAGGTTCCAATACCAGCAGTAGGAAGAACATTCTTGTGAGAGTTACCAACAGAAACATAAGAATCTGAACCATATCTTGCAACATGGCCTGGATGGTAGTCAAAGGTAGTGGAGAAACCGCCTTTGAAATTAAATCCCTTAACAAGTAAATCCCATACTTGTGTACCGTTGTAAGATTGTGGGAAGATTGATCCTAGACCAACCTGTAATGGAGAAACGTTAGTTGTAATACCGATTTTATGACGGTAGATATTACCACCATACTGTACTAAGTCTCCTCTGAAGTAAGTACCTTCTTGGTATGTTGAAGCCGCACCAGCAAGACCATCAGATAAGATGCTCCATCTTGCAGCTGGGTCTGTAGAAACACCCAAATACTGTGGAGGTTGGAATCCAGCAGTTGATGTGGATAACGCAACATAGGATGAACCGTTGTAGTTTACAACGTCACCTGATTGATATTCGGTAGTTAGATCCCACTCACCTTCGTTTTGGAATCCTTTTACATATTCTGAAACTTTCGTCTTATCGATGAAGGTTCCTTCTGATGTGTGAGCAGTGGTTACTCTGTAGACAACGTTACCGTATTTTACTAGATCGTTGATACGATAGTAAACTCCAGCAGCCCACTGTCCTTTTTGTTCTAGACCTTCAATATGGACGTTCCATTTGGAAAGGTCGTTAGCGTAAAAGTCACTGATGCTTCCTGTTGACGTGTGGTTTATAACCGCCACATAAGTGTTACCACCAAACTTGGCGATATCGTCAATCAAATAGGCTTTGGATGTAGTCCAATCACCTGTCCAGTTGAATTTTACTCTTCCAAGTCTAAACTCAGCCATTTTTTCTCCGTGTAATTATCTGAGGGTTTTGGGATTTTAATTAAGTTGGTCCGATGCTTTCATAAGCATAGTTAGGACCATTAAATCTTATAACGAAAAAGCCATCATCGTCTATGTAATAGTATAAGTTTCTTCGATCAAAGCGAATCTGTTGGTATTTATCATTCGGATCATCTATGAGTTTTTTCTCAGTAGCGATATCACTACGAATAACTGATGTTTTACCAACACCAACATCGTAAGTACCATAATCTAAACCATCACCGAATTCTGGTATAGCAGTTCCATCGTTACGATAGAATTCTCCTAATTCTGTTGAAGCAGCACTAACTTTAGAAAAAAGTAGCATCCCTTCTGCATCTCTTCTGAGTGCATACACGAAAAAACCCGACGATTCGGAGGGGTCAAACTGTCCAGAAATAGAATTACTTAGCGTAAGTGCCATTTTTAACTAGCCCTATTGTTGAATACTTTCCAAAGGGATCCATTCCAAATAAAAGTCACTGACGCACCCGAAACGTCCATGATGAAAGGAGAAGATTCTTTAACTAAATGTCCGTTTTCAAAACTGTATATTGATGTAACGTTAATAGGATGAATGCTAAAGAAGTTAGCAAAATCTTCGATCCATACCCAGTCACCAACCGCACGAGGAGTTGGCATGGCAAGATCAAATCCATCAGGACTATTTTGGGAATCAACAGTATATTTTTGGTTTGTACTCAATGGATAAGTTCCAGATACAAACGTCCATCTTGCTCTAGCAAGTTCAAATCCGCCAGGAGTAGCCCCGTCGTGTACAACAGCCGTATTCTTATCTGTGTCTACTGTTATCTCGGCTAGAGCTCCAGTAAAGTTAAAGTGTTCAGCTGTAGTTCCTTTTCTAAATTGAACCTGCTTGGTCATGAATCAGATGTCCAATAGTTATGCTTCTCCATTTATTTATAGGATTTAGATTATGACAACATAAGTTCTACCTTCTTCGATGACCGCATACTCTGTTTCGGCATTACCAAAGGTGTTAACTTGACCAATTCCAACGTAAGTTGCCCGAGCGAGAGATTCCTTAGATCCAGCAAGTCCTTTGAATCTTCCTTGACTCTCGTACCCAGCAAAGGTAAAGGATTCGACAGCTGATCCACTTGTCTGGTAAAGAACTGCAACACCAATACCAATCGAAGGTGTGAAATCGACAAATGGGTGTACAAGAGGTGTATTGGAGAATGTAAATGTTCCAGATGTGCCTGGATCTTTGTCGTCTCCGTAGTATCCAAATACTTGGATTTGTTTTGTAGCACCAACACCAGAGATTGTAGTAATGCCAGATGTGCCTGGATCTCTGTCGTCTCCATAGTATCCGTAAACCTGATTGATTTCGGTAAGTGCAGATGCACCCTTGAGATCGAAGAGGACTGTGCCTTCCAGATCGTCCGCTGTAAATCTGACAATAGATGAACCAGAGAAGGTAGCAGTACCAACACCAATTTCTCTGAAGAATCCTTGTTCTCTTGCACTTCCAGAGAATGTAACAATACCAGAACCAGTGAAAGCTGGAGTGTAATCGATGTCTGGATGTGTAAGTTCTCCAGATAATGTGAATGTACCAGATGGAACGAAGTCTTGGAATACTTGGAAGTATCTTGTTTCTGCAACACCTGTGATATCTGTAAGAATTGATCTTGCAGCAGATGGTTCGACGGTTGCCTCTGCAGCACCACCAAGAATACTGAATGTACCAGAACCTGTTGGAGACAGTCTGATACCAGTAACAACTCTTTGATCGTTGCTGAGTGTAAGAGTTCCAGATCCGTTGAACTGGCGTTGACGGAAGGCAACACTTTCTCCAGACAGTGTAATTGTTGCAGTATCTTCTGGAGTCTGAGCAGAGAAGGATTCTTCTGCCGTTCCGTTGAATATAGAAGTTCCAGCGACAAGTTCTGCAGCAGCTGTTGCTTCTGCAATACCACCAACTGCGAATAGAGAACCAGAACCAACTTCGACGGATGATGTTGCTTCGTCTTGACCAGAACCACTGTAAGTAAATGTGCCGCCGCCAGATGCTTGAACAGATGTTCTCTCGATTGTGAGAATACCACCTTCCTGACGAATAGTGATACCACCAGATGTGCCTGGATCTTTGTCGTCTCCATAGTATCCAAATACAGAAATTGGTCTTGCTTCTGCACCAGATGTCTGGAAGTCGAATAGGAGAGATCCAGCACCAAATTCTGTTGCAGGGATAAATCTCTCTTTTGCACCAAACTCAACACCGTTAAGATCGCCAATTCCATCATCACCAATTTGACCATTGGCCTCAGTACCAATACCGAGAATGTAGATCGTACCATCAGTAAGAATAGGAGCGTTGGTACGACCGATTGCCTTACCGTTAAGACTGATAATACCAGAGGTAGGATATTTGGGTACGAACCTTGTGGTAACAATGCCAGGATCTCCGTACTCTCCTCCAGTACCGCCAGGCAAGAAGGTAAAACCTGTTTCGATACCAATGTTCCTTTCGATACCATAATGAGGTGTGAAGTCGATTTGTGGGTGATTGAGTTCTCCACTGAGTCGTAGAGTTGCCTTCTGAGATTGAGAAGCAAAGGCTGCACTGAGATCTGTATATCCACCACCAAAGATGTGTAGGTAAGTTCCTTCTGGAGGATCGAAGCTCGATCTCTCGATAGATGCTCCAGAGAATGTAGTAATACCAGAAGCGGGTGGAACGATAATCCTTCTGTAGGTTGTAAACCCAACAGCTTGAGTTTGTTGAAGGGTGATATTTCCAGATCCAACAAAGTCTTTGGTGACACTCTCGTTTGCAGTATCGTAGATATCGAATAGAACAGTTCCTTCTGGAGTCTGAGCAATGTATCTTTCTTCTGCACCACTAACGAAGTCGAATAGAGATGTTGTACTACTTGCAACTGCAACTCTCTCGACTCCAGTACCAGATACGATAAGTGAACCAGAACCAACCCAACTTGGGATGAACTGAGTAATCGTGTCCGAGATCTGTGGGAATACAAGTTTTCCGTATGGGAAACGAGATTCTGTTGGTGCTGGCTCTGTAATGAATCCAGCATCTTCGTAACCCTGATTGATTTCTTGTGAATTGAAACCAGTGTAGTGTGGATATAAGAATTGATCGTATGCAGGTCCGCCAACAGAACTGATGCCAAGTTCACCGTAGTCTTGAGACACAGTGTTGTCATCAAATCCGATACCATATTGACTAGTCTTATCGAAGGAAGGTAATATCTCAACACCACCAGATCCTTGGTCGTATGTGAGACCACCGTTACTAAAGAGAACGTCTTGAGAGTATCTGTTGAGTTCGTCATCAAATGTTTCAGTACCAGAAGCCTGTCCAAGTATGTTGAGTCCGAATCCAAAGCTTGGGTCTCCAAGAATACCACCGTAGTTTTCGTTCTCAGTACCAAAGAGTATAGAAGACTCATTGTAAGAATCTGTATTCTTCTCACCAGATGCCGCACCATTGACGAATAATGTTCCGCCAAACTCGTTTTCTTTGTGTTGTATAACTCTTGCGTATGTCTGATTCTCTTCTCTACCCTGACTGAAGGTTCCTGTACCAACACCAGAGATATGTGGTGCAAATACCTGACCAGCAGTACCACCAAGATATGAGTAGTCTCCCTGTAAGTATGCCTTGGTACTGGATTCAACTGCACCACCGATACTGAATAATGTACCAGATCCTTCTGGTATGACTGGTGTAATAGACTCGTTACCAGTACCATTAATTGTAAATTGACCTTCTTCACCAAATACTGTATGTTGTGGAGCCTGTGATAACCATAGTTCTCCAGATATGAATATACCAGCATTGTGTGTAGCAATACCAGATTTTCCAGAACTCTCGTATTGAATTGCAGATGCAACGTCGAGATCTTCTGAAAGTAAGAAGGTTGCTGTTCCTGTAAATCCAACAGTCTGTCTGGAAAGTGAAGTTTCTCCAAGAGAGAATGTAACTTCTCTGTTGGGGTAGTGTTGACCACCAATCTGAACGTAGTTGAAGTCTGGAAGTAGGAATCCCCAGTTTTCTGCCGACTTGGGAATAGTCTCGTCGTTTGTATTGATTGGTCCCCAATCTTCGTAAGATTGAGTTGGAGTAGCAGTAATAAGACCCCAATCGAGCTCTTCTGTTTTTTGATCTCCAAGAGGCGATATCCAAGAAGGAGTGTAAACAGGTGTACCCTGTTGCATCCCTCCAGAGAAATCAAACAGATTTGTATTCTCGTAGTCCTTGACAAGTACAACATCTGTTGCCGAACCAGAAGTATTGAAGAGGACTGTTCCTTCGTCTCCCTGTTTAACAAGTTTGATACCAGAAACAGATCCAGTAAGTCTAACAAGTGCCTTTTTAGTATCGGGAAGTAAGACTCTACTTTCAGCACCAGTTCCAGAGATATCAAAGAGAACTGTGTTATCAACAGTTGCAGGGACAAATGCCTCATCTGCACTACCAGATATGGCGACTTCACCCTCAAGACCGAAGATTGTACTTTGTGGAGCCTGACTGAAGAAGTTGGTTCCAGAGAATGTTCCTGTACCAGATCCAGAGTATGCAAAGAGTGATCCTTCTGCAGCAATTCCTTCTTTCTTGAACGTACCAGAACCGTGGTATCCCCTGACAAATAGATCGTGGCCCCTGACAAAGGTTGACTGATACTCGTCGAAGAAGATCCCACCTTGTAATTTTTGTAATATTACACCGTAATCTTCAGCAGATGTAGGTGTATCTAATATACCTCCGTAACTCTCGAATGCTACCTGATCTTCGTCAGAGAATGATCTCTCCTTCGCAAGAGAATCTGTGATAACCTCGTCAAATGTGACATTGAGATCATCGAAGGATGCTCCTTCTCTAACTGTAATTGTGCCGTTATCTTCTTTCTCGAATACGTCAGACTCTGATCTGGCGTAGTTGTATATGACTTTCTCAACATCAAATAGTCGGGTATCTCCACCCTTCGCCCTAAAGGCGTTTTTGATAATTGGTAAGTAGGCTTCGTTGTATGGAGTCTGTTGTTCTCCAGTTACGGATACAGAGCCACTACCATTATAAGAATAAACTTGGTCTAGGTCGTTTGCAGACAGCCCTGACTTGGCAATCGCACCAACACCTATGTAATTTCCTCTAGATATAGATTCTTCTGCTGTCCCAGATGGGATGAAGATGACAGCTCCCGCTGCTCCAAGATCTGGTATGACGACTCTTTCGAGACCGTTACCAAATTCATGAACAGTACCAGTACCAACCCAAGGCACTGCTGCAGATACTAGTGCAGAATCATTAACATCGAATAGGACTGTATTTGCGTTCTCTGGAATCCACTGAGTTCTTGATCTACCAAACTCGTCTCTTCCGTCTACTACATTTATTGGACCAAACGGTAGCACATCTGATGTATCGTTGATGAGTCCGTGGTCATTTACAAAGAAGAAATTCTCGTCTCTTTCGGGTTCTACATGTTGATTTATGTCGCCATAGTCAATATTCTCCACTGACGCGACGGTGATATTACCACCGTCAAATGTAGTGAATAAATCTATCTTCGTATTGTCGTAGACAAATACTGTCAAAGGTTTCCCCCGAAATAAAAAGACCCTGCCTTAATTATAAAGCAGAGTCCACATATTGATATTTAGTGTTTCTATTAGTCGAGTGCGACGTTTAGAGTAATCTTAATCTGGTCTCCGTTGTTTTGGATGTTGTAAGGACCGTTTGTGAATCTCTCAGCGTACATGATTGAACTATAGAGAGTTGCAGTATTTAATCCCAACACACCGTTAGATGTAGCACTCATAGATGGAGTTGTTACAAACTCATCTGCGTTTGGTACTTCAAATACAGTGTAAACATTAGACTCAAGAGTTGTGTTACCAGCACCAGCGTTAACGTAGAGGATATCACCCGCTCTAAGTCCGTGGTTGGCGAACGTAATCTTACCGAAACTGAATGTGACTGATGGGTCAGTAGCAACCTGAATGTTATCAACCAGAGGTTTGTCTAGGTAGATCGTTCTGTAAGCTCTATCAATACCGATAATCTTAGTATTAGTTGCGACACCAGAGTTACCAGCAACGAACTGTCCAAGTGTTAAGTCGTCAATACTAACTTGTGGGTCGATTGTAAGGTAAGAGTTACCGACAACACCGATAGTTGGGTCTGTGTTGTTACCCTTAGTAACAGTAGTTCCGATACCAACACCAGCACCATGAACAACACCCTGTACTGCGACAGGCATGTTATTTGCTCTAGTGACGTAGTAACCGTAGATGTTACCAGCAGGTCCAGTGAAAGTAAATGTTTGTTCTGGATATGTAGCGGTTGTACCACTACCAACGTTCTTGATAACCCACCTAGATCCATTTAACAGGATACCATACTGCTGGTTATAATCCTGATCTCCTCTGTTGTTTACACAGACTGGATAACCAGTATTTGCAGTAGTACCATAACCGTTAACGTTTCCGTCAATGTAGGGTTCAAAGTACGAAGTTGCAGAAGGAACATCGCCCTCAGCAGGGGTCGTGTTACTTGTAAAAAGTTTTAATACAAGATTTCGGGGTGATGTATCTTCTAAATCTGCGACAAAGTTATTCTGAGCAATCAGATAACGCAGCGACTCAATTTCACCAATATTAGGAACGAGTAATGCCATTGAAAAACTACCTCTAGGGTCTTAGAACGTTAAGAACTATACTTATTTATAATTTTAATTTTAGAGAGATTAGTAACCTTCTAATATTGTTCACGCTTACCACAGTGAAACGGAGAATATCCCCTGCTCCAATAGTAGTCGTCCAATTATTTAGGACATCATCAAAGTATTTATCCGAATTGGATAATTGCACTCTCGAACCACCAGTAATACTGGTGAAATTCGGATAATCTGCGAAAGTACATTTTTCTAGTTCAATAACAATATCACCAGTCTGATCGGATAAGACTCTGATGTTTTCAATAAGTCCAGTGACATCTATTGTGATTTTGCCTTTGTCACCAGGCTGCATTGGAAGACTGCCGCTATCAATAACATAGTTTACGGTTCGTGTTAAATCAGCTGCTGCAGCAAGAGCAATAATTACTACATCGTCGTTTGCTGCTGGTGGAGTTGTAAATACAACTTGGTCACCAGAAATATTATAATCATTTGCTGGATCTAAGAACAAACCATTTTTAGTAACAATAAGTTGTTGATTATTGTTAGGAGTATATGGTGCTCCTTGATCATTTAAGTTAAATGTGGTTTCAGTACCATCTTGTACTGGTGTTTTACCAATAATGATGTTACCATATTGGATCGACTTTGAGGGAACCTCATAGTCTACACCGACATTATAACTGCCAGGATCGTTAAGAGTGACTAAGTAATCTGCCATTATCGTGTTACGCCTGGGATTACAAGAAGGTTTCCTTGTATTGGTCTAGTCTTATACGCATTGGGCGATTCTAAAACAAGATCATACACATATCTCCCTCCTTCTATTACAGAAGTAATAGTAGATGCCATTGCAACTTTGATCTGTCCATTGACCCTATTGGGGAAAGATACCACAAAAGGAGTGGACTTAGATGCCTCAGGGTGCTTTCTTAGTTGAGCAGATCCACTATATCCTGTTAGATTTAAAGCGGAAGCATTTTCATTTCTGATAGTAAATGTTGCTTCAAAATCTACACCTTGATCTAAAACTAAGTTGATGTTCCTTGCTGTCATCTGTCAAAGGGAGGTTTTAGTTATTTATCTAATTTACTCAAAATGAGTTTCATCATATCTTTTAGTTCATCAACATCATCCTTTAGTTTATCCATTTCCTCTGCTTCTACTAACTTTCTCTCTTTTAATTTGAGGTAGTTATTGTATGCAGTATCATTGCAATTAAGAATTGCACCACTATCTTCATCTCGATAAAGAGAATTACTATCTTTCACTTTTACTTTATTCATTAGATAGATGCAATAGTTCTTAGATCACGAATCTTGGGAACAAAAGCGAAGTTAGTTCCTGACATGATAATTTTAATTTGGAATCCATTGAACTGTGGAAGATTCTTCACGTTAAATTCATACTCTTTGTAGTCATCTTCTGTCTGAGATGCAAGGATTCTTCTATCGGGTTTACCGTTATTTTTTGCCTGATCTATCACATTTCCATTGGAATCCAAGTTTTCAAAGCCTGGGAATAGTTCAAACAACTGATACTCAGGTGGAGCATCGATTCTGAATATCCTGTATAGAACTCTGATGTCATTTGTTGAATGTTTGTACGCATCAAACATAACCTTCAATCCATCAGCTGACTTCTCAAGATTCACAACCTTAGATAAGTAAACTGCGGCACTAGGATCATTATTAAGTGAATTGACTCTTCTATCAGTTGCATAATTATCAATCTTAGAGTTGAGTCTATCCATGATTGTGATCATGTTAACTCTATCTAAGTCAATCATAGGACTGACTTTAGAATCATCTGTAGATAGATTTGCTTGTAATGTAAATGACTTTCTGCCTGGGAAGTCAGTAAGTTTTGCAAGTTCGTTATTCTTAGATGCAACAATTCTAGGAGTAGATAATACGTTATTACTCTGTAGTGAAACAGACTCGTAACCTTGATCCACAAATGATTTCAAGTTGCCATCGGGACTATTTCCAGAGAATGTTCGGATCTTAGCATCGATATCAGTTCCTTCTGGTAAGAGAGTTGCAACATTAGGTCTGACAATATTAAATGCAATGTTCTGTGTTGCCATAGGTCCATCAAAGTTACCGACCTGTACATACTGTTGGTCGTAACTACCACCAGACTTATTCTCTTTAAAGAATAGTTCTGGGAATCCGTTTGCATTTCCAGTTGCTCTATCCACACCTCTACTTGAGAGACCAACCTTAATCCAGTAATGATCAACGTCAATAGGATACTTGGTATTGTCAGTAGGAATGAAACTATGAGATGTGTTTACTCTTCTAAGAGAGACACCATTCAATTCATACTTGTAAATCTTATCATTGATGTTGTAATCACCAGCCTTACTATCATCAATAGATCTAGTGATGTTATTAAGAGTTGAGGTTGTAGTTGTTACACCAGTGTATTTGATAATCTCATTTCCGACCTTAACATAGCCTGGGTTAGAACTGTTGACTTCAATGTTCTCAAATGACGTGAAGATTCCAACAGCAGTGACAGTCATATCTTCTGTACTTGAAGAATTAACGGTAGATGTCAATTTCTCTGGTTTTACATCTGCTTCAACACCACTCAAGATTACATTGTCTTCTTGTGAGTACATACCATGATTGGAATGTCTAACACGGAAGTGTAATCCATCAGTTACATTTTGTAAGTATTGGATAGAACCACCATTTACAACACTGGTTCCACTGCCGCCAACATATACGATAGCAGATGAGGAGTCAACTTTAGGTATACCTTGAATATTATCAAGAACTAAAGTATTGAACGCACTAATTACACCAACGTTATTTGGAATTGATAATCTCAAGTCTTTTCCGAATCCACCAGTATTTGTGGCAGACACAGTAAGAACATCACCAGCAGAGTATCCTGTTCCACCAATGGCAACCGTTGCAGCAACAGCAACTCTGTTATCGACTGTCAAGTTGACAGTTGCACCAGTTCCTTTACCAAATTGTGAAACGACAGGCACATTAGAGTAAACAACAGGTGTAGCAGAAAATCCACTACCACCACTTGTAATTGTTAGATCACTACCAACACCGATTGCACCAAGAACTTTGTTTAGATTTGCACTAAAGTTTGGATTTGCCTGTTGGTAAATTGTAGTTCCTTCTGTCAATCCAGCCTGTTCTGAAGCAGTTAAACTCTTACCTAAACCAATCACTGCATTGTATGAAAGCATATCAATAGGGTTGTTAGCAAGAGAAACAATCTGTCTGTTTCCTACTTCAAGATCTGGATTATAGAAGTTGACTCTACCCGATGTTGAAGTGAAGTTTGCTCTGAATAGATTGAACTTAAGATCTTCTAACTGACTTGGATCCCATGTAGCACCGTTCTGTGATTTGAACAATGAACCAAGTAGAGGTTGTTGGGAAACAATAATTTTTTCAGAGTCATCAGCATTGAGCGTAGTTATGTCTTCCTCACCCATCCTAGAGATGAATACAAAATATTCATTAGATGCAGATAGAAGAACAATTGCAAACTCTCCTCCACCTTCACAATACACAGGTGCAGGGAAGGTAAATGTTGTTGCTTTAGATCCATCCTCAGAGATAACAACTTCATCGGGATCAAGAATAGACTCACCAAATGGTAAAATCTCTTGAGTGGGCAAACCAGTTTGAAGTGTTCTTACTTGTAAGGTAACAGGTAGTTGATTCGTATCTTTTGCTCGGAAGTAAACTTCACATTTAGTGAGGAATACACCGTTAACATCAGGAACTTCAAACGATTGTGCAAGAGGGTCAACCCATCTAGTCTGAGATGTAGATCTGTTTTTGAAGGTATTCTTAACGACAAGTCTACTACTTGTACTACTAAGAGTTCTATCGGATGATTGAGGTATTCTCTGAACATCTGCATTTCTCATTCTGAGAGTAGATGCCTCTACAGTTTGAAGTGTACCAGATGATGTGAAGTTTGCTTCACCAGAACTATCTGTGAATCCAGAGATAGTAGAGTTAGTAAGACTTGAAGATAATGTAAATGTCTTTGTACCAGTGTTAAATGAAGGTGCAGAAGGAACTGTAGGATCAGGTAAGAACAACGATCCAAGTAATGCTCCTGCCTTATCAGTAATCAATCTGATTGAATTTACACTTGCGATAGCACCACTAGATTGTCCAATCAACTTCATACCAGTAGTGATGTATCCATAGAAACCAGACGCAGCTTGAAGTTCTAAGGATGCAGTATCAACGTTTAATAATGTTGTGGTAGAAGAGTATGTAGATGAAATACTAGAAGCAGGGTCATATGGATTCTGTTTGTAAACCTGTGAAGGATTGTTGTAAGGACCATATTTGTGGTTCTGATTTGCAAGTCTAAACCTAATTGCATCGTTGTTAGTATTAGGACGACTTCCCTCAATAACTTCGCCAGCACCAAATGTACCACTTATCATTGTAATTTCGATAAGTTTAGGTATGACATACTTCTGCATGTCGATACTATCGAAGAATGGATATAATCTTGTGTTTGGTTTAAGTCTTCTACAGATAAACTCAATGTTTCTTGATCGCATTGTAGCAAGCACTTCTGTGTTTACAACCTTGTCACCAAGACTTGTAGTATCAAATCTTTCACCAACACGGAACTGAATACCTTGTCTTGTTTGATTTGTAGTAGTTGTGGTTGTCCTTTCTTTAAATTTTGTAATTGTATCTCTAAAGTTTGTAGTTGTAGTGACGGGAATACCACGACCTCTTCTGAATTTACCTCTTCTTCTTTTTTTGCCAGTTTTCTTAGACTTCTTAGACCTGAAAAGAGTAGGTCCAGTTGATGAACTTTGTCCAGTCCATGTTGTTTCCCATGAACCCCAATCAACAGGTGATAGTCCAGTATTACTATCCGCACCAGTGATTCCCATTGTAGAATTGAAACTACCTTCAATATCGTAGGTAGCAGCAGTTCTTCTAGTTTCAATCCATGTATCAGTGCCTGGATTTAATTCAACCTGACCAATCCAGTTAACAACAGCAAATGGGTTTACATTCTCGATACGAGTTGCAAATTTGTTCTCCAAGAAAACTGTGTCACTGTAATTTAAACATACAACGTCACCGATTCTCTTGACGTTTGAATCTCCAAGATCTTCAACAAACCTATAGTCAGCAGTAGGATTAGAAGATGTTGCAGCACCAACAATCGCCTCTGATCCAAGTAGTAAGTCAATAGATGTTGTATAGTGTTGAGGTCTTAATCTTCCCTCTGCCGCATCAACAGATGCCTTGTATGCTGAGTTACCTACATCACCACCAGTTACAGATTTAAAGTTATCAACAAAGAATCCTGATTTGAATCTATCAAGATTTGTTTGTGGATCACGAAGAGACATGTTTGTAGTCTCAACTTCTAGGAGTGAAAGTGAAGTATAGTATTCAATATTTTTAATTCTGTTCTCAATACTTGCGATATCCTTCATTTGGAATCGCTTGTGTCTAGCAATAGTGATTTCTGCTTCTGCTGGATCGTAAAGATATGGAGGAAGTTCAATAGTTGCAACTTCTAAAGCATTATCAATGGTGTTTGGAAGTTTTGGCAACTCAGATGGAACACCTTGAGATAGAGTGAAGAAACCCTCTTTACTTAAGAATAACTTATCAATTCTTCCAAGATAATATTCGTAAGATAAATTCAATGATTTATCTTTGGCAAGAACATGAGAAGAAGACGATGTGCCTGGATTAAACTGTCTAGCGTCAAACTCCCAAGGAGCCTTACCAGCAACAGTAGATACAACTCTAGGTCTTAAATCAATAATATCAGAAATTGGAGTTGTTCCAATAAAAGGTAGTGCGCCTTTGTAATACTTTTTCTCGTAAGAGTTTACAGTTACAAAGTCGCCTGGATCTGAAGCATCAATAACAAAGTTGTTATAGACAATAGTAATTCTTCTAGTAGGTGCTTCCGTACCAGATTTCTTTACAAGTGCAGAGAAGTCAACATAGTCCAATCTTTGGCCTGGATCGAACTCATAGTTATTCTTGATGTCTCTGTCGCCTGGAATAAAGGTCTGAACTACACCAGAAACTTTAGTTTCTTCAAATACGATCTCTTCACCAATCTCAAAAGCGTTTTCGTTTTGAGATACAAAACTTACTTCATTAGATCCATTAGTTGTAACAAATACGGCAGATGCACCAGATGTCTTACCAACAATATTCTCACCAACTACAGCATTGAGAATATTGGAGTTTAGATTAGTAAGTTGTAAGATTGGGAACTGAGGATCAGAAGCTGATGAAGATTCTAATACAGCAAGAACTTCTGCAACATCACAAACTCCAAGAGAAATTCTTTCATCTTGAACTCTATTACCAAATGTTGTGTCATAAGTAAGACCATCATTTAACTTCATTAATCCAGTGCCTGACTGGGTTTTTGAGGAGTTGGTTAAAGTATATGTTGTTGCTCTCTTGAATACCTTTGATTTTGGTTTGACATTTACTTTCTTCCAAGTTACGGTCAATACAGCAGGACCAGAAGCATTGTCTAATCCAGATAAAGTAGCAGTTCTACCACTAACTGTAAGTTTTTGATCTGTTAATGATTCAACTTTACCCGTTGTTTTAAATGTGAGGTTGTAGTCCTCTTCATCGAATGGTTCGAGAGTCAAATCAGCATCAGTTTCTAGAGTTCCACTGAAAGCATTACTTGAAACTGTAACGTTATAAGATTTCTTGAATATGATGTCTGCACCATTCAAGTCAACAGATGCAATATTAGGTTTGCTTAGTTCACTGAATAAAAATGCACTAGAGTTGTTTTGAACTTCTAAAGTGACCTTAAATAGATCATTTGCAGATACAGCTGACGTAGGTAGTGTACCAGAACATACGTTCTCAACATCTGTAGTCGCTTCAAGACTGATAGCAACAGCAGTTGCAGCAGTAACTCTGCTGAATGTAGGAACGGAGTTGCCTGAAATACTATACTGAATAATATCTCCAGTCTTAATACCAGAGTTTACAAAACTGGCACTAGGAGATGTGATTGTAGATGCAGCACCAGACTTTGCACTAACAGTAAACTGTGTTGCAACTGGAGCAATCAAATGACCTAATCCCAAAACAGGATCAGCTGTGAATGGATAGTTTGTAGGATCGTTACTAACAAGTTGTTTGATATCCTCCACACCATAGTCTTCTACTTCAGTAACACTTCTATTTGCAGTAAAACCATTGAAGAATAATTCTTCACCAACTTGGAATTGTCCGTTTACTTGATATAAAGTTAATTGTGTCGAATTACTTGAAGAAGTATATGCGTATCCTATAGCGTTACTATTTTGACCTGTAACATAGGTTGGGCATTGTACGCTTGTCCCAGTATTTAATTGTAGGTATGTGAATGTCTGAATGTCATATAGAGATGTCTCAAACACGGTAGAAGAGTCTGCATATCCAACATTCTTCAACTTCATGTCATAAACTCTAGCAACACCTATCTGTTCACCATTTGATGTACCAACAGTAGAAGTTCTTTCATTGAATAGTTTTACATAAGAACTTGTACTGATACCAATTAGAGGAGAACCATAAACGTTGTTTACTTCAATTTGTCTACCAACACTAAACGGTAAAGACTCATTGATAATCCTTGCAGTATCTCTTGGTTTAGGAACATCAACAGTAGTTGTGTTGAGTGTTTCAATCTCATATCCTTTGACGTATGCCTTGCCAGGTCCGATAGACAAGCACATTAAATCCTCAGTAGGAACATTACCCTGCTGAGTTAATTGGTTTGGATAAAATGCACCATCATTTCCTACTCTGTCATTAAGACACTCCTTAGCTGCGAGAGGGAATGGGTTCACATAGTAGTGACCAGATTCATCATATGTTCTTCTTGCAAGTTCGTCACGAAGCAAGTTGTAGTTATCAGCGCCAGGTTTTACGAATTTTTGTAGAACGCCATCTACAACTCTCATCAATTCTACGAAATTCTCATCATTCAAATCTGTGAGAGACTTCTTGATTAAGGTTGTTGATAGTTTGAATCTATCTGCACCAGGCGCTGCAAAGTTTGAGAAACCTCTTGCATTGTCATACAAGTCGTTATCTGATGCAGATGCAGTTACAAGTTCTTCCTTGATTAAAAGACCAATTCTATATGATGGTTGATTGCTATATTGGTCTAAGACTACTGTAGCATCACCAACGGTAACAAAGAAACCTCTGAGGAAATAGACACCTTGGGCAATCTTTGCTGCAGCACCTGTAGCAACTGCATTTGATATAAGTGTTGTTGCAAAACTAGCTCCCTGTCTGATACTAGACAGAGAATAATTCATATCCTCTTCTAATATAAGATTTTCACCATCCGCAAAAGTTTTTCTTGAAAAATCAGTATCACTAGAACTGTTATACTTGATATAAAGAGTATATGATCCTTTGACTGACGTTCTATTTGTAATATATGTTTCTACTTTAGCGGTAACACCACTAGTCTCACCTTTAATTTTTTTACCTACCAAGTTGTCTAGGTAGACAGAAACAGGGATACCTAAGTGACTGTCATCGATCTGAACACAAGTGTATTCGTTATCGTATGCAATCTGGCCTGGTATAACAACAGAACCTTCTTTGAAGAAGTGCTTACCAAATTTTTCAACCTGATTCTGTAGAATAGATTGAAGTGTTGTGAGTTCCCTAGACTGTACAGGTAAGCCTGGTTTGAATAGTACCCTTTGATAATTTTTTAAATCATTAAAATCATCGAAGTATGGAGATGAATTTAAGTTGGTATTTTGTGGCATTTGTCTTTAGAACTCCAGTACTATCTTGATGTCTTCCTTCTGACTTGCAGATCTAGGAATCGCAGTCCGATTATCAATATAGATAATTTCACCTGATTTGGTATTGAATTCCGCTGATGAAATACCAGAAGTAAAACTCATACCTAATTGGTAGGTCTTATTATTTATTGAGGTACTGACACCGTTATATGAGGTGTCAACAGACAACAACGAACCGTTTACTGATGATCCATTAATCGTTACACCGTACCCTGTATCAGGAATAGAAGTAAATGGAACAATCTTGTATCCAGTTTCACTAGAAGCAAGACCCATTGGTTGATAATACTTCAACACTCCAGTAACTTTATCCCAAGAAGCAACATATCCAATCGCAGTAGAACCAACACCAACCGTCTGTGTGATTTCAGAGTCAACAGCATAGGTTGTTGCAGTAGTCATACCACCAAGTTTCAAAGCTTTTAATCCACTCACCATTGCAGTGTCTAGCAATTCTGTGCTACTGCCAAATACGGTGGGATTCTTTATTAGTCCAACCCTAGCAAAATCATTACCCTCAATGATATCGGGGTTAGTTTCTAGAGTTTCAAATCTAGAATAGAGTAGTGCTCTGTACGCACCAAGTTCCCTGTAGATGTCATGTCCATGACCACCCTTCGGAGGAATGATGACACTAAAGTCTGCTACCGATGTCGTTCCGATACCTGTATTGGTAAGGTTAGCAAGTACTCCGCCAGACTGACTGCCTGGAGCGCCTGGGAAAAACTGGATGGATCCATGAGTGTATCCTTCTCCTCCATCAGTAACAAATACTTCAGATACTTTTCCGAAAGAGTCAATCGTAATAGTAGCCTTTCCTCCTGCCCCATCTCCCAGAATGGGAACATTTGCAAAGGATGTTGAGATCGGTTGGTAGTTAGAACCTCTATTATCAACCACAACCACTTCAATCTTTCCATCTATAGAATTAGCTTTTGTTGCGACAGTCTCGCCTTGTTTGCCCCAGTCTTCGGGCACTGGTATGTATTCAATAGAGTCAAATTTAACAATTTCACTAGGTTTAATTGTGTAAAGATATTTCCAAACATAACCATCGCCACTAGTGCCAGCTGCTCTTGGCTCAAGGTCAACAAATGTGGGTTGGTCATATGAAGGCCTACCCTTCGGGTTCTCTGGGTCTGATCCATTTTGTAGACAGATGTAAACTTTCAGGTCTTCGTTCACTATGTAGTAATTTGCATCGTACAGACTACCTTGACTAGTAATAGGTGTCAGATTATAGATGTTATAATCATGTCTATACATTTCATATGTAGTACCCGCCACCCATGAAACTTTTCTGACAAGTCTGCGAACATCTTTATCAGTCACCTTTTTCATCGCAATGATAGATTCTTTGATGGAATACTCTTCCTCAAATCCATCCAACGGTGCTGGCGTATTTGTAGCCCATGTGGCAGTACCGCCCGCCTTCGATTCAACGGAATTGGGTAATCCCATGAACGCATAATATTTGTTAACAGTAGATCCTACTCCAACAAAACTTTTTACAAAAGTCTCGGCGTTCAGAATCCTAAACTGTTCGGATATAATAGCAGGCATTTTAAAAAAACTAGTCTTTAGGTCTATTTAGTGGTTAAGTTAGTGGTTTCTTTCTGGAGACCACCGCAGCAGTGGATAATCCAACATTTCCATTCATAGGATTGACAAGGAAACTTGTAGGATTACCAGCACCACGATTCTGATATCCAAGTAATTTACCCCAACTATATTTACCCCAGAAAGTATCAGTAGTTGCCGTTGTGCCAACACCAACTTGAATTGTATTATTTCCGTAAGGGGTAGGACCTGGTTGGAAAGCACATGTAACTGTGACCAAACCAGAGATCGCATCACCTGTTGTGATCTGTTCAACTCTGAACACACCACCAAGATAATCACCAGAAGTTACCATACCGACAGGTTGATTTGCACCACTTGAGGTTGTTATACCAGTCAATGCGTGGCCAACAACTAATGAACTATCGTAGATAGTAAAGAAGTCTCCCTTCTCAAGTCCACTGAAGTTAACTCCAAGAGAGTTGAGTGAGGAATATCCATAACCCAAATTAGTATTATCATTGAACTGAGACTTAAGAGTAAAAGCCAATCTTGGTAATACACTTGCAGAACCTGGCAACCATGTATTTATTCCTACAATGTCGCCAAAATCACCTTCCGCATCAACAGAGAATAAATCTTCTCTCTTAGTTGCATCTGACTGTACAATAACTGGAGGACTACTTCCTACTCTGTAACCGAATCCACCATCAGTAATGTTGATAGATGTAATTACACCAGCGGTTACGGATGCAGTTGCAGTTGCTCTATTGATAACTGGGTCTGCATAGAAGTTTGTAGTTCCAGAACCAACAACGATAACTCTTGTACTTGCAAAATCACCATAAGGTGTTTGAACAAGATCACGAATTTCATTAGGTTGAGTAACAACTCTCTTGTTCCAGTTTGCAAGGTCAAAGGAATAATAAAGATCACCAACTGTGGAAATACCAACATAGAAGTTATCAAAGAACTTAATCTTAGCAAAGTCAAAGGTAGCAGGGTGAACTGTTCCAGCAGGCAACTGTTGACTCCAAGGTTGCCAGAAGTTCTTATCGGTTGAAATACCAATAGTACCATTGTCACCTACAACGATGAATTTATTACCATCATAGATGATGTCATTTAAGTCAAAGACAGTATTACTTGTCTTATCTCCCCATCCTGTTCCATCATTAGATGCAAGAATTACACCACCATTACCAACGGCAACATATTCTGACTGTCCATAACAAACCGCATTTAGATTTTGTAATGTTCCTGAGAATTGACTGAACGCATCTGCGGTTGTAAGACCAACTGCACTAAAGATAGATCCAGCAGCACCAACAGCAACCCATGTGTTTCTACTTCCTTCCCAGATAACATCATTGAAATGTCCTGTGTAGGTACTGTCTAGTGTTTGAACTTGACCAATAGCAGGTATTTGTCTCTGTTCTAGTAGATTGATAGGAGTCCATGAACCGATACTGTTACCGATTGAAACTCCTCTTGCCATAGATGCAAACTCACCCACAGCCATAACATTTACATTACCAGTTGCACTGTTACCAACAGACACACCATTGAATGTGATAGTTCCACCAAATCCAATTCTACCTCTCTCCCAGAATGTTCCACTCTTAGTGTTCATGTAGTAACTACTTGCACCAACAGCGACATATGGATCTTCTTTGGTGATCGATTTAAACTCAATAGATGATGTAATACCAGTAATCGAATCAAACTCCCAAGCAAAGATAGGATCTTTACGTTCAATCAATGCACTGGAAATTGCAACGGTTGGATTTGAGATTTTATATCCAGTTCCTTCATCAACTATATTTAAAGAAGATATACTAGATGATGTAGAAACAATAGATGTAACAACGCCTGGAGAGATCTCACTATCCTCAAAGATTTGAACATCTCTCTCAGATTGAACTAACAAATCAATCGCATTGAATACAGGGAAAGCATTGTTGACATAAATTTTGTCATCCAACTCCCCAACGTTCTTAATAATTCTAGTTGTAGGAAGAACCTTACTCTTCAAGCCTGGTCTTGCTTTCGAGATTAGAACACCAGAGAGAATTTGATCTTGTCTTTGCTTCTCCCAAGAAAGTGGTCTTTCTGCAGCGGTGTTAGTGTCAATACCGATACTATCGTAAGAGAATGTTTCAAGAACATCGGAAGCAACGATTCTCTTACCTGTTCTCGCAAACTGATCAATGTCAGCAGGGTTGAGTTTGTTCTCTTTGATTTGAACAATATCACCAGCCTTAACAGATGAAACTGGTTCAACAGTTTCAACGTCTCTCGCAGATCCTCTAAAGTAGAATACAGAACATTTAGAATTTGGTTTTGGTGCTTCAGAGAAGATGACTCTACTACCCTTAAATGTATAAGAAGACTGTGGAGTCTGTAAAATATCATTGATGTAGATAAAGATATTGTTTGTGATATCCATATCACTACCAGGCAGAGTCTTAAGACTTAAGATTTCAGTAACACCACTGGTTGTAACAGATAATGTGAACTTTGTACGAGAACCATTGAAGAATGAAGCGATATCATCAAACAGAATAAATTGGCCTGGATAGAATCCTGAGAATGTATCATTCTCAAGTTCTTGGACTGTTAATTGGAATTCAGTTAAAACACCAACTCTAGGGTTAGTTGCAATACCAGAAACAGTTAGAACCTCATCAACTTTGTATGCTGTACCTTCTTCACGAAGCTCAAATTCACCAATGTTTCCGTCTACATTAATACGGAAGTTAACAACTGCATTTGTTCCGAGTCCAGAATTACCAGAAATGTATTCTAAGTCTCTATTAAAGTATCCAGCTGGTTCTGTAATATCAAGGAATACTGGTTTGTCAATTCTACCGCCTCTCTTGAAGAGTGCGATTTCAGTTGTAAGTCCAGCATTCACTCTAAACTTACCAGCGTCAATTTTTTCAATGACATCAAATCCAGAGAATCCAATCTCATTAGAAGCAGCGACTCTCTTACCCTGTTGTGAAATACCACCTCTTGCATAGTTGTGATCTACTGTTGAGATACCAACATTTACAACGTAAGTGTGATCGTCAATAATCTTATCAACAAATGTACCGCCAGCTGCGAAGTCCTCACTACTTGGAGAGTTGTTTCTAAGCCTAGGTGCAAGAATAACACCTTGAATCTTACCACCACCATTATAGAAACTAGGTGTTGTTGAAGGTCCTACTTGAATCTCAATATTTTGATTATCAATAACTCTATTAACGATTGAACCATTGTAATAAGGATCACCACCTTTAGGATATACATGCGCTGTTGCATAACCGTCCTTAGAACATGTGAAGTATATCGACTCATTCTTCAACTTGACATTTCTAGGAGCCCCAGCTGCGGTTGTAATACCATGAGCAGTAGGTAAGAACATAGTCATGATACCTACCACATCATTATAATCTGCATGGTTGATGTTGTACTCTACTCTAGTAGAGACTCCAACGTTTACAGTTACGTTGTTTGCAGTTACAGCAGTTGGATATAGAGATGTATTGTGTGCAGGGTCAGTAACACGAGGATATGCGTGTTCAGTAGAGTTCTGATCCATTGTGCATGTGTACACAAATCCATTTGTCGCCAAACCTACAGAAGTTGTAGTTGACAATCCATGAGACGAATCAGTCGTCATAGTTACCAATCCACTATTAGGATCGTAAGTAGCGTTACTTATGTTGAACTTAACTCTTGATGTAATACCAACATTCATTGTGAATGTGTCAAGAGTTGAAGAAACAATACCAACCTCTACATCGTGAATAGGATCAGTGGTTCTAGGATATGTGTGATCAGTTGCATAGTTATCCTGAGCACATCTCCATGTGTAAGAGTTAGTAGAAAGACCAACTGTATCTCTTGCAATCAACAGTGAATCTAAGTCTGCATTTTCAAAAGTATGAATATAATTACCGCCACTGATAACTGAACTTGTACCAGCAGAAACAAAGATGTGTTCTGTTTGATTAGATGATTTACCTACATCCAGAGTGATAGTAGTATCTGTTGTAGAAGTAATCTTAACAGAAGTGTTATAAGCAGGATCTGGACCAGATATACCACTTGCCCTTGGGTAGAAGTGATTTGTCGCATGATTATCTAAGGCACAAGTGAATTTGAATCCCCTTGTTTTGAGTTTTACACCAGTTCCTTTTTTCAGTGTATGAGACCCAATATCTACAGTCATCAACCCTGTAAATGGATCATAAGATCCACTTGTAGGATCGTGATAAACAAGAGGTGATGTTCCTACATTGACACTAAAGTTAGTTTCATCAATACCTGTTACAGATAACCACTTTTGATCTGATGGATCTTTTGCTCTTGGGTAACTCTTGACGCTCTGTCTCTGATTCATCAGACATCTGAATCTGATAGAATCTCTCTTAAAGTTGACTCTATTACCAGTAATCATTCCATGAGATTGATTAGTGGTGACTGTCATAATACCACTACCAGCATCGTAGGTTGCAAACTGAATTCTCTTATCGTCGTATGCACCATTAAGACCATGAACGTTGGAGAACACAGTCATAATACCTGTGTTAGGTGTATATGCAGCAGTAGCAATACCGTAGTTTACGATTGTGGATACACCAACATTAATTGTGAGTGTGGTTGCTGACGTAGAACCGATACCCACAGAAACGTTACCACCAATAGGATCGTAGGAACGAGGATAAGCATGTTCTGTAGCATGATCGTCTCTGTCACATGTGAATATAATAGAACCTGTATTGATACCAACAGTGTTTCTAGCTTTCTTAAGACCACCAGTGGTTGCACTCTGGAACCAGTAAGCATTTACAATAGTAGATACACCAACATTTACAGAGAATGTATTTACACCAACATGATAAATTGGTAACCACTCATTCAAGAATGGATCAGAGTATCTTGGATATGCCTTAGTTGCAGTATATCCATCTTGATCACACTTGAATGAAATTGATTCCAAATCAAACTTGACATATTCACCAGCAACAAAACCATGATTAGATATGGTTGGTTCTAGTACACCAGTACTAGAATTATACGTTGCCGTCGAAATTGTATGAGCCGAATCATTGATATAAGAGTGTCCAGCACCCACTGTCATTGTCAACTCACCTGTTGCAGGGTTGTAGACTGATGTGGAGATACCACGTTCTCTGATTGTAGATACACCGACTCTTATTTCAAAAGTGTCAGTTGTTACAGAAACGATACCAACATTAAGGTTGTTGATAGGGTCTGTAGGACGAGGATATGCGTGAACAGTTGCATAATTATCTTTAGCACACTTGAATGATATTCCACCAGTTACAACACTAACTTTTTGAGTAGGTCTTTGAATTGCACCAGTAGTAGAATTTTGATACCAGTATGGAGTGTAGTCACCACCACCAGTGATCATTGCATCTGTACCAATGCCAGACAAATTATATGGGTAGGCACCACCAGCAATAACAGCATCTACCGCAACACCCTGATTGGGAACAAAAGCGTACATCTGTGATGAAGTTGTAGGTCCTACATTCACAGTAAAGAGTGTTCCAGCAGCACCAACTAAGGTTACAGTTTTTTCGTAATATGGGTCACTTGGTCTTGGATAGAAGTGTTTTGTTTGATAAAAATCTTGGTCACATTTGAATACGATAGATCCAGGCTTAAATTTGATTGACTCTCCAACTTGGAAGTCATGAAGTCTGTCAAGAGAGACAGTCATGATACCACTCTGAGGAGTGTATGCAGCAAATCTAATATTGTACTTAACCTCTGTGGTGATACCTACTTGAGTTGTAATTGTGGTTCCAGCAACACCCAAAATAGGAACAGCAGTATCGTAAGTAGGATCTTTGGATCTTGGATAGTATTTTACAAGACTGTTTCCGTCAGCATCACAAGTAAATCCTAGTGATTCTGGTTTGAATTTGAAAGTTTGTCCCGATATTAGATCATGAGATCCAATACTCATGGTCATAATACCTGTAGAGGGTGTGTAGTCCGCCCCAGACACGGTGTAATCTATTCTAGTTGTGATACCAGCAAAGACTTCAAAAGTGTCTCCTGTGACGTTACTGATAGGAACCCAAGTATTGCTTAAAGTATCAGTAGTTCGTGGGTAATATTTGGTTGTTGTAAATCCATCAAGTGAACATTTCCAACCTATAGAATCATTTGCAATTAAAACTTGATCACCATTTGAGAATCCATGAGTAGGAACAGTGATAGTCAAGATACCCACAATCGGGTTGTAGTTAGCAGTTGTAAGTGAATGTTGACTAGGTCCTGATAAACCATGACCAGCCGATGTTACAATTAATGAACCAGTAGTGGGAGTGTAATCTGCATTAGTAGGAGTTAACGATCCACCACCAAGAATATTGACTGCATCAGTAACAGCACTATCAAAGATGTGTGCATAGTCTCCACCAGTCTTAATAGTCTTATCATCAGAACTTACATATGTGTGTGCATAATCACCGCCTGCGAAGGTAGATGTTGCAGTTGCACCGATGAAGGAGTGTGTATAAGGTCCTCCAGTAAGTAATGCGCCATCTACTGCACGAATAAAAGTATGATCATAGTCACCACCGTAAACTAAAGCACCATTGATTGCTTCTGAGAATAGGTGAGTATATTGATCTTTAGGAGGTGCAGCACCAACATCTATTGAAAGTGCAGTACCAGCATAACCAGTAATAGGTAGAGATGTATCGTATGCAGTAGATCTACTTCTTGGATAGTAATGGAATCTAGAACCATTGTCTAATGAACATGTAAATGCAAGACCAGATAATATAACATCCTTAGCCACTTTGTATCCATGAGGTGCAGCAGTAGTAACAGTCATAATTCCTGTTACGTTATTGTACTGAGCAGTTGATACACCTAATGAAGGGTCGTAGTCACAAGTAAATCCAATACCAGAAAGTATTACACAATCATCCTCTGTAAGGTTGTGTCTATCTCTAGTAAAGATAGTTGCAATACCAGATGTTTGGTCGTATTCTGCACCACCAACACGAACAGATGGAGCACTTGCAAATGTGATTGCAATACCAGTTACGTTCACAAAATCATCAGTCTCCAATCCATGACCTTCGTAAGGTATGAATGAACCAATACCAGCACCTACATTCGCAGTATGGATACCAGTGGTTGTCATTGCAACACCGATATTTACTTGGAAATTAAGTGTACTTGTTACACCTACAACACCAAAGTATCTGTTTACATTTGAAGGGAATATAATATCACCAATTCCAGTACTAAATGCAATACCAGCTAACTTAACAACATTAGAAGTTGTCAATCCATGAGCAGATGCTGAGGTAATCGTAGCGATACCAGAAGTAACGTCATAATCGACTGCATTTATATTCTTTTCGTCGCCACTCTTGTTACCAAATGCAGTAACAGTTGTAATACCATTTACAGGAGTTCCTTCAAGGAATCCAACAGTCTTAGGAGCAAAGAATCCTGTTCCTCCTTCAACAATAGTGAAGTTGGTAACGATACCCGCTTCGGCTCTGTTTACAACACCACCACCAAAATATTGATGTGGAAATGTAGAGACACCAACAAAAGCTCTGAATGTATTTGTAGTGTGGCCACTGAGAACATCAAAACCAATAACGTTTCTACCTTCCATGATTGCGGTATCAACGCCTGCTTGCACTAATCCTCCGCTAACATAGGTCAGTGGTTGCGTGCTGACACCACAATCTACCAATACATTATTAGCATCAATTACTTCTACAATAGGATATGCGTCTTCTCTGAATAGAGTTGTAGTTATGCCATTTGTAATTTGAACTTGTTTTACAACTAAGCTTTTACCACTGTTAGTTGCAGTTCCAATATAGTGACCACCTGATACGCTAACAGTTGCAATACCAGTTACATAATCATATCCAAACGTGTTAATATTTCTCAGTGCAGATATAGCAGTAAATGTAAATCCAGCACCTGTAATTCTAACTAAATCATTTTCAACAAATCCATGAGATGTGCCACCAGTAACAAATGTACAGATACCTGTAAACTGGTTGTAATCCGCTGTGGAGATGGCAACTGCCGATCCAGCAGATGTACCCATCTGTGCAGTAATACTTGCACCAAAACCTTGTGAAGCCCTTACAGTGACCACTGGGGACTCTCTATATCCTTGACCCTTTCCTTCTAGTTGAATAAACTGAAGACTACCTGTTGATCCCACACCAACTCTTGCTGCAGCTTTCAGGGGTAAGTAATATCCTGAACCAGTTTGTAATCCAACTTTATTAATTCTTCCAGCTCTAGGAACTCCACTCAGGAAGTTAATCTTATTATCTGCATTGTCAACAACTTCAAAATCAAGACCAGGCGTTTGAACAACATTGTTAATCAAGATAAACGGATTGTTGTTAATGTCAACACCTGTGTTTACACTGTTGTATAAAGAAGTGACCACACCAAGGTTTTCAGACAAGTCAAACTGTGTGCCTGCAATACCTGTAAATTCTAGAGAAATATCATCAAGAATTACGTTCTTATCTTTAGGATTGAATGGATCTAATTTTCTAGAGAATAATCTACCAGAAAAAGAAGAACTAGTTTTTAATCCAATAGGTCCTGCTTGACCATATGGTGCATCAGTAAAGAAGATGTTATCATCAACGATGTTATAGTCACCAGTAAAAACAGAATATGCAGTACCAACACCATGAGAGGTAGAAATAGTACCAAAAGCACCCCTTTCCACAACAACCTGAGATTGTGTAGATGTACTGAACACTGGATAGTATCCTACTCCAGTATTAAAGATAATGACGGAGGATATTGTTCCAACACCACTAATTACAGGAAAGAACACACCCTCTGTTAAAGGTGTGGTTGTTCCGTCGATTGTAATTTGTGGAGGATCTGTTGCAGCGTACCCTGCACCACCGTCTAAAACTTCAACTTGGACTACTCCATACAATGAGTTAAAAGACGGTCTTAGTAGAGCTCCTGCTCCTGGCGTGACTCTTGTTGACATTTAATCGTCTTCCTCAGATAATGTTAATAGAACTGCTGCAATAGACTCTGGTAACACCAGTACTATCACGCACTATACTAAAGGTTAAAATATCATCATTTGCCGTAGACGGCGGAGGGTTGCCTCCAACCCATTTAATACCATTGGCGATTGATGCACCGTTTACTTTGCATGAGTCACCATATGTGTATCCAATTCCAGAGTTGTTGATGAGTGTAACTGTTGATGCTTTACTATTATCAGAGTTGACATTAGTAAAGTTCCAAGAACTAACGGATGTAGTTATACCACCAAGAACAACTGTTCCTTGTGATAAGTCAAATGTGAAAGTACCGCCTGCACTTACAGTCAACTGATCACTAAAGTTTCCTACAACTTTCTCTGTAATATCAGAGTTAAAGTTGACCTGATCCATCAGTGTACTTGCACCACTTACTTGGATATCTCCTCGTACATCCAATCTACATCTGGGAGCAGTAGAACCAATACCAGTATATGCTTCATTAGTAACTACAAAAGATTTGTTGTCAGATATATCTGCATCGGATACTCGCAATCCATGTCCATTGCCTTTTGCGACTGCCCAGATAGTTGGTCTTTGATTTGAGAATGATGCAACTTCTAGTTGTGATGTAGGTAATGAAGTTCCAATGCCGACCATACCGTCTGCTTTGATTCGGAACATCGTTGCAGCAAATCCAACTTCAATAGGACCATCTGTGATCGCACCAGGCTGTTGAATTGTTATCTTACCAATATCTGCATAACTTGACGTTACAACACCAGTTGTGTTGATATCAATATTACCAGTAACGCTCGATGCCATACCAGCAAGAACAGATGTCGATGCAATACCAGCATTTGTGGAATACCCAGCGGTACTAGCGAAAGAAACAAAACTTACAAGGTTTGCACCATCTCCGAAAATATCGTATAGCTCGTTGAAGTTATCATTTATCTTAATAGTCCCTGCCAATAGGGTATCGCCCGTCCCATCATTAGGAGCCGAACCAGTACTAATCCCTTGTTTAGACATTACTTAAAAACGTTTTTTCTTTATTTATAGTTAATATGGAGGGTTATCATCGTGAGTAGCAAATGTGCTGCCACATTTAGTCACGGTTGAGTTAACTCTCTTAGTATCATAATAGAAATCAGTATCGACTGTACTGTTTGCCAATGCAGATCTTGACTGCACAAATGTAGTGTCTCCAATTTGATTAATTTTAATCAATTCATCATCCAGTCTGATGATGTCTCCTTTAGAAAGAGAACCAATACCAACACCGATTGCAATACCCTGATCAGTTGTTCCAACTGGGACAGAGACCTGTACTCCCAATTTCTTGTTCTTGATAGGAGTTTGAATAATATTATCAATCATAATCAAGGCCTGTTTGTTTGGATCAGCAACCTTGAGTAAGTGAGTTCCAGTTCCTAGACCTGTAAATTGGAATGGTAATGATGTAGATAAACCAGAGATTCTGAACTTAACATCATCAACCTTTTGAACAAACAATTCATTAGGCATTACATCTGTTCCAAGTTCAACTGGACTTAAGAAGATATTATCAGTAGGTGTACTACCACCAACATATGTACCAGCAATAGAGATAACGTTAGTAGAGGCATACCCAGTACCGCCATTTATAACATCAATATTAGTAACATCCAAGTTACCATCTCTAGTGATACTGAATACGCCACCAGAACCAGTTCCATCATTTGTCGATGGAACATTAAGATACGATGTCTGAACACCTGTTCTTGTACCAGTAACTTTTGTAACTGGGAATGTAAGATCATTAGCAGGGGTTGCACCACCTAAATGAGTTCCAGCAATACTTACATTGTCTCCAACAAAGTATCCAGCACCACCAATAGTCAAAGTAACTGCTGTAGATATGCACAGTCCTGTAGTTTGATTAAAATCAAACTTAACTTGGAATCGTGCATCTTGACCTCTAGTGGAGATGCCAGGCAATCCACCATCAATATTTCCAAATCCATAGATCCTAAACAAGTCGCCTGGTGGGTTAGCAGTGACTGCGGTTCCTGTAACAGGACCTGGGATCTGAACATTATATCCATTTTCAAACATTGCACTACCACCGATACCAGATGATCTGGCAGCCATGATGATGTCTTTAGTTCCTGTGGTATGAGATGTAGTTGCAATACCAATCTTAGAACCACCTTGAGTATCAAGAATTACAGTCTGTCCAGTTTGGAAGTTATGATTCTGGATACTAATGATATTTAATGCAAGATCAACATTAGCAGTTGCCGCAGAATTGTATGACTTCTTGAATACGGGTTCACCCCCAACAGAGAGTGAGAACTGTTTACTACCAACTAGTGTTCCTGATCTATTATGAGTACCATTAAAACCAGCGGAGATATCATCTAAGTTCAAGACTTTGTTAGTCTTGTTCATAATGAAACTCTTAATTGGTCTGCCTTCTGGGAAGAAGATTCTCTGTATTGAACCATTATCCAACTGATCGTCCTCAGTTACCATGGCAAAGTTGGTTCTCTTACCCAAGTAAATCTCATTATCAATGTTCAAGATGAGATCTACCTTTGTATCTACAGCCTTAACCTTCATATTGTTGGACTTAGCAATACCAACATTTACAAGATCTAGTGTAGTTGCATCTTTCTTAGAATCACTTTCAATAATCAAGTCCGAGAACTCTAAGAATCCTGATGGATGAACAATAGATCTTACTGACTCTTTCCATGTGTTATATGGAAGTCTACTCTTGATTGAGTATGAGAACTTTTGGAAGTAGAAGTTATCCGATAATCTTTGACTGAAATCGTTGAGGATTCCAATGTTCATGTCATTCTTAGTAACCTTATCTCTAGTAACGCCGAGAGTTGTTCTAACACTAAATCTGTTTACATCTCTTACGTTACCTTTTAGACCAGAAACTTCACCAACTAATGTGTCACCAGATCTGAGAGTTCCGATAGTGTCTCTCAATCTAAGTTGACTAATCTTACCTTGCCAACCACCTTCTGCAACAAATCCCTCAAATCTATTGGATGTAACTTTTTCACCAGATAGGAACTTAGCATCGTCAATGATTGTCATGTTGAACTTCGCCATATCATTGAAGTTCACAATAGATCCTAAAGTGAAGTCATCATCATAAGAACCAAGTGTGACCGTAGAAATGCCAGGAGCATTTCCCATGTCAAATGTAACAGTTGAATTTGTGGTATTAATCCCAGTTACGGTATAGAACGCAAAGTCATAAACATCAGAGTTGAAGTTACCTTCTCCATTTGCAAGTGAAGCTGGTTTGATTCTACAGTTCTCAACAAATACCTTATCACCAACATTAAATGGTAACTTGACATCTGTAGATCCATAGCCTGTTGTTACGGGAAGATTGAACTGTGGATCTAAAAGAAGTTCAACTGTAACACTTGTACCACTATGAGTGATAGCATCAATGTCATAACCATTGGAGTTGTTTGTTGTAATGACACTAAGTGGTTCAGTGAATTCAAAAGCATTTTCTAAGATGTCAACTTTATCAACTGATCCACCTTTAACAGTCGCAACAATTTTTACTCTGTTATTACCACGAACTGCAAGTGTGGGAGGTTGGTTGTATCTTGTACCACCGTCAACCACTTGAATCTCATCCATTCTTGCAATACCGCTGATATCAACGATTGCAGGGACGCTTAGGAAGGGAAGTAGAGTAGGATCAGTAGGATAGTCAAATCCATCTTTGATTCTTTCAATAATGTCAATTTGACCAATCTCAGGAGATGAAACTTTGACAATACCATCTTTACCTTGTGTACTAGCAAAACCAATGACTCTAGGAAGAATAGTGTATCCTTTGCCTGGAAAATTAATCTTGGTAGATTTAATAGGTCCTCTAGCATTACTAGAAGCAGTGCTATATGTGATTGTACTTACACCAACTCTGGATATGAGTCTTTGAGGTGCAGTTGGTTTTTCCTTCAAGTTAAAGGTAAATGCCTTATCATCTTTTCTGATAATTTCATGATCAGTCTTAAGAACGACATTTTTAAATGTTATGTTGTTTCTACCTGTAACATCCGTGTCAGAAGATCCATATGTCTTTCTAGCATCAGAAGGAACAACAGGAGTCAAGTCATAGAAGGTCTTTTTAGGCCAATCAGTGTTTGTTGTTATCTTAACTGTAGAACCGACGTTTCCAGAGATACCATCTCTTATGATGTTGAATCCATCATCATTAGTTCCACTAACATCAAGCCTTTGAGTGAAATTAAGATCTCCAAAGAAATCAAGTTTCATATCCAACAAACTTTGATCCGAAACATCAAAAGTGATGATGTTACCAGTTATGAACTCTAATGGAGGATTAACCTTAGCAATAAAACTTGGATTGGTTGAAGTTGGCGTTGTTATAGTTGTAATCGCTACAGGATTAGATTCAGACACATCAGACTTGTATTTACAGAGTTTGATGTTATCAATATCTTCTCTAAGCACAAAGTAAGTCTCATTATGTACTAATCCACCAATAGTGTTGCCATTATCGTAATAAACAACTTTATCACCACTTTGGAAGTCATCATCTGCGATATTGAAACTTCTTAAGTCCGCAGTGAAATCAGACTTGGAGAATCCAACTTTTGCAGTTGTAATCTTAGCAACAACTGGATCATACCTAAGTTCAACAGTTTCAGCAGATTGTGGAAGTGCATCCAGTGTAATAATGTCACCAGTCAATAATTCGTGTACAGAACTAACTCCAACTTCTCCAAAGAACCTTTCTACCTTACTTGTAACTTTAGGGAAGTTGGTGGTAAAGGAATGTGCAAATCCAGCGTTTGAAGCAACACCATAGAACCAAATTGCATTACCTGTGGTGGGAATACCAGTTGTAGATAATCCAATGTAGTCTTGTTCAAAGTTAATTACATAAACACTACTATCGTTAACTAGAACCTCGGTTCCGACACCAGATGTAGCACCAGCAGAAACTTTTGCCCATACAAGAGATGTTCCACCAATACCCATGTTGTAAGTCAACTCTTGACCTGTAAAGAACGTATGTCCCTTAATAAAGATTCGTTGTTGAGGCACAAACCTGTTTTCGATGGTTTGTGATACAGCTGTGGATAATCCTGTAAGAGGAATACTGTAATGTGTGCCTGTAGAGCCAACACCGACTGTTTCTCGTGGATTAAAGTATGTGGTGCTGTTCTCAAAGGTAAATCTAGTGACAGTTGAATTACCAACAGGGAAAGAGAACTTAGTTGGTTTTAAAACAATGTTATTAGTGCCAACTGCGTGGGTCATTGCAGCACCAACGTAGTTTTCTCTGTTTACGAACAATCTAGAGAACCTTGAGTCAATATTGGTAACTGTCATGTTCTCCGTACCAATACCAATCCTATCGCCAGGTTCAAACCCTCTTACATCAGTAACAAAGATGGCAGTGCTAACACCAGTGGTATTAACGTTATCTAAGAATTGAGAAAGACCAGATGTTCTAGTAATAACGCTAACTTTGCGGATACCATTGAACTCAGTAAAGTCCGCAGTGCTAATACCACTTAAAATTACAGTTTCACCACTTGCAATCTCATGAGGTATAGTTGTTACACCAGTAATCGTTTCTTTGGTCTTAACTAACTCAGTTCCACGGAAAGTAGTAACTCCAATCTCCACTTTATCGACAGGTTTACCCAGAACTGATCCAATAACAATATTTGCTCCAGTTCCGTTAGTTCCACTATTATCAAGTTCCAATACATCATTAACTTTGTATCCATCACCTCTAGAAAAGATAGTTACGGAAGAAATACCAGAACTCTTTGTTTTGGTGACTTCAAATTCTTGTTTTAGGGCATCCTTGACATCATCAATCAATTCGTAGTCAGAATTACCATAAGAGAGATAATATGGTGCTACGTTTCTTGTAATTTCTCTAGATGCAATATCAATGTCTTGATTGAAGAAAGTTGTGAAGTTTTCTTCGATTGGACTGTCCTTAAATGATGAACCAAGTAAATATGGGAATTTTGGTTTAGCAACTCCACTAGAATCAACATCTACACTGTAGAAGTAAGCATATGATCCATCGGGGTACTGTGGTGTCACACAATAACGCCCACCATGCACGTCAAGGTCTCCAGAGTTGTCAAAGAGGTAATCATTGGTGAAATACCCAAAGGCAAAGCCAGGAGGTCTCAGACCCGATCTCGGAGTGGTGTCAAGAATGTATCCTGACTGCAATCTTCTAACGGCTCCTCCAGTTGGGGTTTGATATCCATAAGGACCATAAATTGGATTACCGTCGTAAGCAAAACCGAGTATAGGGGAGTGAAAAGCATTGGGAGTCTCTAGATTACCAGAATCGATATTGTCTCCAAGCTGGAATCTAAGTTTTTGTGGTGGATAGATGCCTATTGTCTGTAATTGGAAGGCAGGGTTTGTACTTGGTTTAGTAAGTAGCGAATCTTCATCACTAATAATGGCATCGTTCTTCTGAACTTGGTTAATCTTCCATTCACGAACATTTGCAATGAACTTTGCAGATTTACCTCTGTTTTGTAGATCAAGTGTAGTATCACCTGATTTATAACCGATACCACCGTCGAGAACTCTTACACCAGTAATCTTATCACCAGTGATGACTGGTCTGATGTCTGCAAAGTCGCCTGTAGGACTGTAGATGACGATATCAGAGTCTTTACGGTATCCTTTACCAGAAGCAAGGATTTGAACGTCTACGATCGATCCTTCAATGATGATTGGTTTGAGAAGTGCTTGATAAACAACAGTGGAGATACCAACATCGGGTCTTCTGTGGAAATCCATGATGTTAGTACAACCATAACCAGTACCACCCTCTTCTAGGTAAACACTTTCGATTTCACCAAGAACCAAAGGTGAAAACTCAGGTCGAATGGCAGTTGTACTACCGATAGCAGATAAACTTTCAACATTAACAATAATGGGAGGATATTTGAAGGTATGCTTACCAGAACCAAATCCACGAATGACAGTTGGCTTGTTTTTGTTATAATTGGTAAGATTTCTTTGTGTAGTAACTCCAACATCACATAATCTAAATCTATTATTGTCAATTACCTTAACTGCATATTGTGTGGTTGTAGAAAGACCACTTGCAATAATTCCATCCGAAGAATACTCAACAATTTCACCATTATTGAAGTTATGATTAAATGCAAGAACATAATCGTCTGATGTGCTAATACCTGACTGTGCATCACCGTTAGTTGGTCTACCTTGAACGATGACTTTCTTGTTTGAGTAACCAGATCCAGAATTTTTTACATAGATCCTAGTAATTGTGTTTTTCGCTTGCACCGTCGTAAGACTGTGGAAACCAAAACTAATATTTCCAATATTTACGGTATTAATGCCTGCCTTTGCATCTTCAGGTGTTTTATGTAACTTAACCGTCTTCTCATCGATAACACCAGCATAATATGTTGAACCATCAACGATATTGACAATAGGAGTGTTACCTCTTGCATCATAAATGATGCCTTCTCCAGATTCAAAGTTATGTCTCTTTTGGAAGGTGATACTTTCGTCAAATGTATTAACAGATGTACCATCAGCCTTGAAGTTAGCTACAATACGACCTCTGACTAGGTTAGACTCAAGAACGGCACCAGTTCCGTTACCACCGATAACAGTAATCTTAGGTTTTTCCTGATATCCGATGCCAGGAGTAACTAGTTTAACCTCTCTGAATGATCCAGAGACATTAGCATGAGCAAAAGCACCACTTCCCTGTTGATCGTTGATGATGAGTGGAGGTCCTGTGATAACATCATAATCTTTACCCGAATTAGTGACTTTAACTTCTGTGATGTCACCGTGGAAGATCTGTTCATCAAAAACAGTAGGAGGGAATAGTTCAACACCGTTTGCTAACAGTCCAACTGCTCTGTTATTAATTTGTCTCTGGTTCTTATCGTCGAATAAAGTCTGTTGTTTGTAATTAGGATACTTTCTAAGAATTTTTTGGTTTTTAAGAGTTTTGTTCTCCCATCCCGACTTATAGATGAACTGTCCAGAAGTATCAGTCCTAACAGCAATGTATTTTTTAGCAAATACATCAGAACCACTATATGACAAGTAGAAGTCAGTTTGGTTGATAGCAGTTACAAAGTAGATACCAGTGCTGATACCACTATTGGTTGAATTGTCCCAATAAACCTTATCACCAGTTACATAGTTGTGATTTAGGAGTTGATTAGTGTTTG